GTTGGAGCGCTCTTATTTATTGCGTGTAGGAAATGTCGTGGTCGAGCGCCCACAACATATGTTCATGCGTGTTGCCATTGGTATCCACCGTGATGATATCAAAGAGGCCATCGTGACGTATGAGTTGATGGCAAACAAGTATTTCACCCATGCGACACCGACGCTTTTCAACGCAGGCACTCCTCGACCACAATGTTCATCATGCTTTCTCCTCGCGAACAACTCTGATAGCATCGCTGGAATCTATGATACTCTTGCAGAATGTGCGCAGATCTCCAAGTATGCTGGGGGGATCGGGCTGCACATCCACGACGTGCGTGCTAAAGGTAGTAAGATCCGGGGGACGAACGGAATTAGTACGGGTATCATTCCTATGTTGCGAGTGTTCAATAATACGGCTCGCTACGTGAATCAAAGCGGGAAACGCAATGGGAGCATCGCCATTTTCTTGGAACCTTGGCATGCGGATGTGGAAGCCTTTTTGGACCTTCGCAAGAATCATGGACACGAGGAAGAGCGCACGCGAGATCTCTTTTTGGCGCTATGGATTCCGAATATATTCATGGAACGTGTCAAACAAGGGGGGAAATGGAGCCTCATGTGCCCGGATCAGTGCAAAGGGCTGAGTGAAGCTTATGGTGAGGCTTTCAACGACCTCTACCTCGGTTACGAGCGTGAGGGTCGCTATGTTAAACAAGTGAATGCTCAAGATTTATGGTTCAAGATTCTCGAGTCGCAGATCGAAACGGGTACGCCTTACCTAGTTTATAAAGATGCCGCTAACGAAAAAAGCAATCAAAAGAACCTCGGGACGATTAAATCGAGTAACTTGTGCTCGGAAATTATCGAATATTCCTCGCCGGATGAGATCGCTGTATGTAATCTGGCGAGCATCTGTTTGCCGCGTTTTGTCGCGCGGTCTAGCGATGATATTCCCTCGTTTGACTTTGAAAAGCTTCACGAAGTCGTCCAAATCATTACCAAGAACCTCAATAAAGTCATCGATATCAACTATTACCCCGTTCCCAAAGCTCGTACGTCTAATCTTCGCCATAGACCCATCGGCATCGGAATCCAGGGCCTTGCCGATACATACGCGATGATGCGTATACCATTCGAAAGCGACGAAGCTCGCGATCTCAACCTCAAAATATTCGAGACCATTTATCATGGCGCTCTTGTGTCATCAGTGACGATCTCAAAGAAACGTCATATAGCCGTTGATCTCGCCGAGAGAAATGAATACGACCCTCCAACATCTTCCAGATATCCAGGTGCCTATTCAACCTTTGCGGGTTCGCCCGCCTCTCAGGGTCTTTTGCAATACGACCTATGGGGTGCTGCGCCACATACCGATCGATATGATTGGAGCGCTCTAAAACAAGAAATCATGCAATACGGCTTGCGTAATAGCCTTCTTATCGCACCGATGCCGACGGCTAGCACATCTCAAATCATGGGATTCAACGAGTCATTCGAGGCGTTCACGTCTAATATGTACAAACGCAAGACACTTGCTGGAGAGTTTATCGTCATCAACAAGTATCTCATGGCGGATCTCATCAAGTGTGGTATGTGGAATCCAGTGATGCGCGATGCGATCATCATGTCCGATGGTAGCATTCAGACGATCGAAGGCATTCCCCAAGAACTGAAGGACCTTTACAAGACCGTATGGGAGATCAAACAAAAGGCCGTCATCGATCAAGCGGCGGATCGCGGTATTTTCATTTGCCAGTCTCAAAGCATGAACCTCTATATCGAAGATCCCGATTACAAAAAGCTCACGAGCATGCATTTTTACGCGTGGTCGAAGGGTTTAAAGACAGGTGTGTACTATCTTCGATCGAAGCCACGTGCACAAACCCAAAAGTTCACGATCGAACCACCAAAAAAACAAGTCGTTTGTACCGATGAAGTGTGTGTCGTGTGCTCGAGCTAAGCTCTCGCCGCTATCGCGTGTTCAAGTTAGCGCGTGGCGTGATCCAGCTAAAGCAGTCGCCACAAAAATTGATCATGCCAATAAAAAGTAATCAACACAAAAGCAACCATGGGCAACGCATCCGGAATTCCCAGCCGCGCTCAACAGGTTCATCCCGCCAAGTCTAAACCTCTGTGTGATGTGTTCCTGGGTGGGTCTTGCAATCCAACGACATGGCGCAAAAAGATAGCGATTCCAATGTTAGAATCCGCCAAGGTAACTTACTATAATCCTCAGGTAGATGACTGGGACCCGAGTCTCGAGGAGACTGAGAGACGGTACAAAAATAACTCTCGCTACATTCTCTTTGTTATCGACGACCAAACACGTGCCATCGCATCGATACAGGAAGCTTCCTTCTGTATCGGTCGTGGTATGAACGTGGTCCTCGTTATAAAAAAAATCCAACATCCTCCTGAAGGGATCTCTGCAAATGAGCTGAAAGATCTGAATCGAGGGCGTACTTACCTCGAAGCCGATGCAAAAGCGAACAACGTTCCTCACTTCGACGAAGTCAACCATGCGATCAAGTATATCATCGGTGATATCAAGAAGTCGCAGATGACCTCAAAAACATGACATCCTGAATAGGTTTGCATCGTGTTGCGGTAAGGAATTCAACAAAGGCTTCTTTGTCTAGGTGATCATGTTCAATGGCGTGCACCAATTTATCACCTACGTCTTTTTTGTGTGGTGAGGTAGTATAGTCCGTCATATCGACCAAGTCATAGATAAACTTTCGATAAACTTCGACAAGATCCCGACTCATTAGATAATATCTATATGCATCATCTTATATCACTTTTTCTGTGTCTATGGTATGATATGCCATCTAAAGAAGAGATCGAAGTGCCGTCTACGCAATACTTCACCTGCATGAAATCGCGGTGCAAAGAAGTGGCCAAGGCACGGGAACGCGACTTCAAGGCCATCCGGACGAACAAGTACAAGATCAAAGGCACCACCGTACCGCATGAAGTGAAAGAAAAAATATATGACGAACAGAGCAAGTCAAAGGCCGGGACGGAGTACACCAGGTGTGCGGTAAAGCAGTGCTCACAAGTGCTCCAGAATATGCTCTCACAGTACAAAAAGCATTGTGAGGCGCAGTACAAGACCACCAAGCTCCCATACTACAAAAAGGTCATCGAACGGATCAATGCCGTTGACCTGAACAACCTATCAAAGACACCCCCGGACAAGCTATTCAAGGCCATCTTCATAGACTAAATATCAAGCGACATGACATTCGCCTTTTTCCTACCCTTTTTACTACTAATCAAGTTATGTATGCTTACATCATCGTTTAACTCGGTAAATTCCGAAGATGTCACCGTAGACATCACTTCGATTCTATTGTTATCATTTTCCATATCTTTCAATATGTCTTCCATATTCGAAGGACCTTTCATGTTGAAGGTGGGTCGTTGAGCACCGCCCGCAGGCTGTGGTGGGGGTTGTGGCGGCGGGGGCGCATTCCCACCCGCAGCAAACATGTTTCCGAACATACCCGCAATATTACCAAAGAGACCACCACCACCTCCTCCGCTTTCTGCTTGGGACTTCATGGTGTTCGCGGTGGCCTCTGCGAACTGTCGTCGCAAGTTGGGATTGTTTTTCAAGACATCCCCCAATTCTGGAGCATTGCGGAACAGACTGTTCGTCATATGGAACATGAATGCACTTCCACCCAGCCCAAGAAGCAGCCGAAGTTCGGGCGCCATGTTGGCTTTGCCGCGGTACTTTTCATAGAGTTCTTCGAAAATATCATCATATTCGTCGATATCTTCATGCACGCTTTCGGACCAACCGGTCAGCTTGATATTGAAAGGATCGTATTTTGAATTGAGAAGCTCGATACCAGATGTCAACAAAACGATCGCCTTTCGTTGGAATTTCACTGCATTGTCCATAGCTCGATCGTTCTTCACGCGCTCGTATTCCATCCTCATTTCCTCCAAGTTTGAGGCTAGCGTGAATTTCTTGGGTATCTTAAAGCCTTTCTTCTCGATACGATCAAATTGATACAACATTTCGCGTTTTTCGGCTAATATTTCTTCCTCTGTCATTTGACGCTTCCCACCCCCACCCTTCGCAAGAAGACTCCCAAGGGACTCCCCATCGCTCTCGTAACTCTCAGCCTCTTCACGCTCGCTTTGGGCGGGGCGGGATCGAAACTGTTGTGGTTGTGGTCGGTGGCGAAAGGATGATTGATATGAAGATTCGGATGTTTTGTCGACATCAGAGAGCTCATCTACTTTGACCCGTTCAAAAACCATAGACTGAACATCGTCATTCTTGACGGAATCCAACTTGATACTCTTCACGCTTCCTGGAGCATCATGCACACTCGAAGCCCGACTCGACATGTTCTCGATATTTTTCTTAGTTGGATTCATGAGAAGATCTAGACCAAGATCCATATTAAAAGTGAATAACACAACTTTAAATAGATTGAAACGCAATAGCGTTATTTTTCATCCACCATCGTGCCTGTAAGTAGACATCACTGATATCGTCTTTCTTCTTCGTCTCTGCAAACACACGTTTCATATAGTGATTATCGGACCTTTCTACCAAAGTTCGTGTATGGTCGACGGATGCTTTCTTATTCGCACTATATGACTTTGCGGGTATCTTTGTACCCGTTTCTGCTTCGATCAGTTTTATCTTTGAAGAAGCTGATACGAAGTGAATATTGACTTTCCCCACCACCCCTTTTTTCTCTAGTAGGGTGGCATATGTGGCAATGATGATCTGTATGTTTTTCATCACTGGATTTTTTAGCACAGGTTGGTTCTCGATGAGGAATATAATATGCTCATTTCCCAAGTCGAATTTACTTAGTTTAGTGTAAAGCACATCATCGATCATATCGATCATTGCATTGACCAATACTTGAATATTCCTATGATCTACACCGATATCTACTCGATCCCATAAAAATACTGTCCCATTATGGTCCAAACAACAATAGGCAAGATTCTTTATACCGATATCAAACGATAATATCATTTATGTTTAGCTTTAGCTAGCTGGCGTCTTATATAGGAGACACCATTGACATCGAATTTGCCGTGTTTGCGAACCACGACGAGCTTCACGATGGCTCTTCGTAAATTCTTGTAAAAGGTATCTCTGGTGAACTCCTTGTTTGTTGGCATTGCTTTTCCCAATACTGACGAGTAGTATCGATAAAACTTATCTTGAAAGTTCAGATAATTTGACCCGACCAGAAAGATTCCGAGATGTTCCGCAAGAATACGGTTAATGATATGATGATGTTTCGTATAATCTGCATGATTTATGATGGCTCCGATGTTCTCTGGATATTCGAAATTATACGTTTCGCATAGTATTTGATACGGCTGATCTTCCTTGACAAAGATGTCTGTATTGTCAACGATCAATATGCGATTTTCAAGGTTGACGGGTCCGTACTTGGATTTTAACGTCTTGGCTATCCGTGGTTTTATTTTATCAAGTGATTTCGTAAATACTGATTTCGCAACGATACAGTCATTGCGGGTAAAAAGGGGTCGATTGAACTTGACCGAACATGTTTTTTCAATTTGATTGATGATATGGATAGCCCATTTCTGCTCGCTTGCCGTGTATACAAAAAATTCAATAGAAGGAATATCCTGCTTCAAACGTCGTACGAACTCGCAAAAAAAAGGTCTTACGATCCCGCCTTTCAACTTTGACTTGTAATCTTTGAAGTTATACTGCAGCTTGCCGCCATCACTCTTGATTTTTGTGTGTATATCATATGTGGTTATTTGATGACGAATATCACCTATAATTGTTCCATCCAAGTCTAACACGATTACCAAAGGAGGTTCCATATATTTGTTCTATATAAACATTATTTTCTATTAATCAGATTATGTATGATATGATAACACATGCTGTTTTCGGTGTTTTATGCACCTATTACTCCGTGAACTTTGTAGCAAACCGGGGACAAATGTCAAATATTGAATTTTTTGCTGCGTTGTTCCTTTTCATGACCGTGTTTATAGCAATCAACGGTAAAAATATCTTTTTATATTTAAAACATGGAGACAAAGATGAAAATTGTCCTGGTCTTGTTTGTAGTTGTGTTACTCGCATACGCGATTTATTACGTCATGTCAGACGTGAACAAGCAAAAAGCGAATGAACAGAAAGACAAAAAAATAATGGAAACATTTGAGGAATATGATATCCTTAAAACAATCCGCAGCGAGCTTGATAAGTTCAAGATTGATAAAGAAATCAAGTCTAAAATATTCGATTCTCTATCCCGTAAAGTCGATACGTATAAGAACATGTCTCCAGAAGATCTCAAAGA